ACATGCTCCCGCCTTTCTGGATGGCGCATCAACCGGACCTGCCCGTCCTGCTCACGTCCTATGGAGCCAGTCGAGCCTTCGACAACAGCCGTCGGGCGCGGTCGGTGGCTGCCTCGCCCATGTACGCAAGGCTCTTCGGCGGCAACATCCCCGACCCGGCCCATTGGCGCCGGGACGACTGGGGCTTCCGTGGTCTGCCGGGCTACGTCCTGGCGGCCGGTATCGAAGGCCCTATGGCTGGACATGGTTTCGGGTTGGCCCTCGTGGACGACCCGCACGAGTCCTGGGAGAAGGCGCAGTCGGACACGATGCGGCGCAAGGCGTTCGAGTGGTGGCAGGGAACTTTCACGACCCGGCTCTGGGAAGGCGCCATCATTGTTTTCATTACGACCCGCTGGCACGAGGAAGACCTGGCCGGTCAGGTCTTGGCCTCGGAGGGCATGACATCCGAAGGTGGCTTATGGGACCTGCTGCGCTATCCCGCGTTGGCCGAGGAGGAGAACGAGGAACTCGGCATCGGGCCAGATATCTTGGGACGCAAGCCCAATGAGCCGCTCTTTCCCAAGCGCTTCAGCCTGGCTCATCTGGAGAAGACGCGGAACATCGTGGGTCCGATGGTCTGGGCCTCTGAGTACCAGCAGCGCCCGACGCGGGCCGAGGGCTTCCTGTTCAAGACCGGGCGCTTCGAGATTATGGATGTCGCCCCGGTGACGTTGTGCGAGATGGAGAGCGGCCTGCCGGTCAACGTCAAGCACGGCGTGCGGATGTGGGACCTAGCCGCCACGGCCAAACAGAAGGCCAAGCGCGACCCCGACTTCACCTCGGGGACGCTCATGGCTCGGGATACCGGGACGGGCAAGAGGGACGCCAACGGCATACTGGATAGAGGGACCGGGAAGATTTGGATTCTGGACCAGATTGCTGCGCAACTTGACCCTGAGCAGGTCCAGGAACTCATCCTGCAGACGGCCCGCCTGGACGGCCCGGCAGTCAAGGTCCGCATGGAGACAGAACCGGGAGCCTCGGGCAAGTCGATGGTAGAGGCGTACCGGGCGCTCCTGGTCGGCTTCGACTTCGACGGCCTCCCGCACTCTGGCGACAAGATGGCTTTCGCCGACCCATGGGCCAGCCAGGTCAACTCGGGGAATGTCTATCTGCTCAAGGCCGCCTGGAACAAGCCCTACATCGTCGAGCACGCTGCTTTCCCCAACGGTCAGCACGACGACCGGGTGGACTCCTCGGCGGGCGCCCTGATAGTCACGGTCGGTCTCGAACGCCGCTTCCGGAAGGTCCAGTTCGTCAAGGTCTAAGGATGGTGCATTTGACCTACGCACCCGCCACGAGTAGGGCTATGATAGACTGTGGCCCTATGGGGCCTGATTGTCATTGCCGGAGGGGCCACAGATGACGAGCCGCCAACTTACCGTGCCGACCAGACCGCCGGAGATTCCGCCGCCCGGTCGGGCCATCGAACTGCCCCTCTATCTCCAGCGCATCATCCCCCAGTACGGCGCTCCGGCATGGCTCCAGGCGATGCACTGGCGCCAGTTCGTCCGCAACCAGCCGCTCGCCATCGTCTTTCGCGACACACTCATCAACGGCATCAAGAACCTGGAATGGGACATCGTTCCCGTCCATCCCGAGGATGTCACCAACCCGCTCATCGCGCACGCCTGCGCCTACTACAAGGAATTGTTCGAGGGTCTCGACGGCGACTTCGATAGCCACATCGACCTCATGTCGCAGGACTATCTCGACCTGCCCTTCGGCGGCGGAAGCGAGGTCATCAAGGAAGACGACGACCCGCAGGCTCCTGTCCTTGCCGTCGAACACATTGACGCTGCTTCGCTCTGGCCCACGCTGGACGAAGAGTTCCCGGTGATGCAGATGGTCCCCGACGTGCCGCAGAAGGCCGTCGCTTTCCCGCGGCATGCCATCAACCGCATCCTCTTCTCGCCTCGGCCTGAACTGCGGCGCAAGGGCTGGGGCATGGCCCCTCCCGAGAAAATCTACCTCGCCATCGAGATGCTCTACCGGGGCGACCAATACTATTGGAAGTTGCTCCTCGACACGCCCGAGGCCGGCATTCTTGACCTCCTGGACATGGACAAGCAGTCGGCGCTCGACTGGCTGGTCTCTTTCCGGGAACTACTCGGCGGCATCGACGGCTTCAAGGTCCCGGTCCTCTACGAGCACGAGAAGCCCGCCGTCTGGACGCCCTTCACCCGGCCACCGCTTGAGATGCTCTACGACAAGACGATGATGTTTTACGCCCAGGTCCTCGCGGGCGGGTATGGCATGCGCATCTCCGACATCGGCCTGGAAGAGGCGCGGGGCGGCGGCACGCTGGCCGGGGTCATTCGCTCGGAGCGCCAGACCCGACGTAGCGGCCTCGCCAATCTGCGTGAAGCCCTCAAAAACTACTTCAATCGGCTGCTCCCCAAGTTGCCCGATTCGGGGCAGGTCATCAAGTTCGTCTGGGTCGAGCGGGACGACGAAGCCATGGTCGCCCGCGGGCGCGCGCTACTCGCCGTCGGGCAGGGCCTCTCCACCCTCATTCAGGGACAGATGCTTGACTCGGCGGAAGGGCGGCAGGAACTCATCAACCTCGGCCTGATGGAAACCAAGTTGGACCCCAACAAACTCATCACCGCCGGGCCAGCCTCCGTGAGTCCCATCGCCGCACTCTTGGCTGGCATCACGGGGAAGCCGGTCGAGGGCGCGACGGGTGCGCCGCCTCAGACCGCCCCGCCGCCGGAGCCAGACAAGGTTCCGCCGTCCGCTGGCGGGCGCGGCGACCAGTCCAAGCCGACTGGCTTTGCGACTCGAGTACGCAACTTCCTGACGCGACGCACCGACGAGCAGCCCGGCGTGCCGTTCGGGAAGAACCCGGCCACGCGGGACGCCAAGGCCATCCTGGCTCAACTCGACGACATCCTTCGCCCCGGCCTGCTCCGCCTCAATGAGGCTGGCACCGCCGACGACCAGGCGCGCATCAGGCGGCTGATGCGGGTGGCGACGAAGGTCATGGTCCCGACCGTCGTCGAGACGCTACGTTCGCTGGACGATGAGATGCTCCAGGGGATTTGGCTACCGGAGATGAACGCCATGACCTTCGGCCAGCCGAGCCAACTGGACTCGCTCGTCACTCGGCAGGATGAAGGTCATTTGCAAGACGAACTGGACGCGGCGCTCTCCGGCGAGGACTGGTGGAGAGTGGCCGACATGTGGGACCGACAGGCCATCCTCGAACTCTACGCCGAGGCCTATTCAATGGGCATGGAGGATGCTGCCCTCAAGGTTGTGCGGTCGCTCTACGAGCGGGGTCTGGCTGGCGCTATCCCGACGCTGTCCTTCACTCTGACCAACCCCCAGGTCTTCGCCTTCCTTGAGTCAAGGGCCGGGGACCTCGTGACGCAGGTCAACGACGCAACCAAGACCTTTATCAAGCGCGTCATCTCGGCGGGCGTGCGGCAGGGCATTGCCAGCCCGGAGATTGCCCAGGCGCTACGGGACGGGGCTACCGCCGACGAGGTCCTGGAGATGGAAGGCTTTACCAATGCCACCCTCGACTCCATCATGGACGGCATGGTCGAGATGAGCGAGGCGCGCGCCAATTCCATCGTAAACTATGAGGTAGCCTGGGCCGAGAACGCCGGACGCTTTGAGGAGTTGAACCGGAGCGGTTTCAAGGAGAAGGCGTGGGTCCACCTTGGCCCCCGCGGCATTACCGAAGCCGGGAACATTCACCCCTGCATGATTTGCGAAGCGAACGAAGCGATGGGCTTCGTGCCGATTGACTTCGTGTACGAGACGGTCTTTGAGGGTTCACCGTTTCCGCCGGCTCACCCCGGCGTCTGTCACTGCGGGGTTGCCTTCAACCCCGTCGAATTGGAAGCGTTGGTCGCCAGCGGGGATTACTCCCCGTGGGTCGGCGACTAAAGGGTCGTGCGGGCGACCCCTTTTGACAGCGGAGGAGAGACTAGCGTGGCAAAACGTGGAGCGGCGGCAGCGCCGGAAGCAAAGCCGAAGGATGAGCAACCCAAGGAGAAGGAGCCGAAGTCCGAAGCCAAGATGGCCGTCAATGGTCGCCTTGACTTCATCGAGGTTCTGCATGTGACGCGTGTTCTCTCGCCCCGCGGGGGTCCGTGGAGCGAGGGCGTCGTGGCGGCCACCATCGCCGACAGGACCATCTCGCAAATGATGGCGAGCGGCTTTGACCTCGTCAGCGCCCGGCATGTGACCGTTGTGCCGGACGGGATTTTCATGGCCTGGTTGCTGGGCAAGCCCAAGGGGCGCCCGACGGCTGGCATGACCGAAGTCGTGCATGTCATGCGGACCATCAAGGGCAACCTCGGGGCCATTCCGCCCGCGCTGTCCACGATGCAGGCCAACGACTACATCGAAGGCTACCTGAACGATGGCTGGTCGCTCATCAACAACATTGACGGCTTCCAGCCCGTGGCCTCCGACCCGAACGGCCTGTCGGTTCTCTGGGTCCTGGTGCGTTGACGCTCCTGGTCTGCCTGCTCGTCACGCGTCTGGTCATCTGGCTGGCGCAGGTCAGCGGGCCGACGCGCTGGTTCTTTCGCCTCCATCCTTTCCTCGCCGAACTGGGCGAGTGCGATTTGTGCCTGGGATGCTGGATAGCGCCGCTCATCGTCTGGTTGTTCGGGGTCAATCTTCTGGCCCCGCTTTACGTGCCGGTCGTGAGTGAGTTGGTGTCCGGCTGGCTGGTGGCCTTCGGGCTGCACATCGGAAGGTTGGGATGGGAAGCGAAGTTCGGGATGACCGTTCTCTCCGGGCCGGAATCGTAGACTTCCTGCCTACCAGAGTCTTTCCAGCCCCGAGGCCTTTCCTGGCCGGCGGGGCTGCGTTCCTGTATATCGCCTTCCCGAACGATTCCACCCTCATGTCCATCGCCCGCTCGTACCGCAACTATGTGCGGACGCGCGGCATCGCGGGCGAGATGCAGCGCCCCTCGCGCTTCCACATCACCCTGATGTACCTCGCTTCGGCCAGCGAGGAGCAACTGGCGCTCCTGTTCGGCGACGTTGGCTTCCCGATGCGCTTTCGGACCGAGTTCGTGCGGCCCGCCATGCTTGGCGATTCGCTCGTACTCCTGGTCAATCCGGAACCGGGGCTGGTCGGCTTGCAGCGGACCCTATGGCAGAAGGCGTTGGAACTCGGGTGCCAGCCCGACGATAAGGGATTCTCAAACCCGGAGAACTACAAGCCGCATCTGACCATCCTCAACCATGTGCGGCAGTTCGACATCAGCCTGCTCCCGGTCCATCCGGCGCTACCGTTCCATCTGTCAGCGAGTCACATTGTCATTGGCCGGGAGGAGTACGACAGGGTGCATAGCATGCGGCTCCCCGCCAGCGCAGGCGACCGCGTCCTGGTTGAGCAGGGAGGGCCGTGGGTCTGGCCGACCGAGCCGCGCAAGGTCGTCACGAAGGACCAGACATTCGCTCTGCTACGCGGCGACAGCGTTCTGGTCGGGCGCCGGATTGTCACTCTTGGAACGCCGCTGGCCGTCCGCGGTGGCCCCGGCTCCGGGAATATCGGTCACGCAGGGCGACCGGGGCAAGTGGGGGGGAGTGCGCCGGGCGGGGGAGGCGCTGCGTATGACGAGAAGGACGAACTGGCGAGGGTCAACTATGAAGGGCCGCACGGAACAGAGACAATCGGGGGATGGCTGGATAGGCACGAAGTTCAACGGACATCCGGCGGCTTGTATGTCTTCTATCATGCCACGCCCAAGCGCGGCGGAGTACGCGGAGAACTGCGAGCCGGCAGCCTTCTTGAGCAGGACCCCAAGGCCGCGGCCTTCTTCGCTTCTCGCGATAGGGACCTCGACCCTGAACGAGACGTAACAGTCATCCGTCTTGAACTTCGCCCGTCACAGATTGACGGAGGGCAGTGGGCGTCGCTCCGAGAGGACATCACATTCGGCGAGGATGTCGTAGAGCGCGGTGGCCCAGGTTCGGGCAACATCGGTCACGCAGGCAGGCCGGGCCAGGTGGGGGGTAGCGCACCAGGGGCAGATAGAGATGAAACGAAGGAACCGCCCCGAAGATTTAGTCTTCCCCGTCTCATGGCAGACCCAAGGACGCAGGTTTGGGGTATCAAGCAGCGCGGCAAGGTCTATGTTGCGGCCACGCAGGCCGGAGCAAATCACAACGACCTCGCTACGGAGGCGGGACTCTCGGCGAGCGACCAGTTCTGGTCTCGTGGATTGTATGGTGTCCGAGATGGTATTCCGTTTCTGGTGATGTACGAGGACATCTATCATTATGGCGCTGGCGCAAATCTGACGCATGCCATCGAGCATGTGGACAAGATTCTGGATGCCGTTGGTCATTCAGGTCCCACGCCGCCGCTCTACGTTTCCGGGGATACGCTCTCTGCCAAGCGCCTCACGCCTGAAGACCTCGCGGACCTGACTCAACGTGGCGGTCCCGGCTCCGGGAACATCGGCCACGCGGGACGACCGGGGCAGGTCGGGGGGTCAGCGCCGGGGGGCGGCGGAGGGCCTCAGCCTGAGCGCTTTGACAATGGGCGGGCCTTCCCTCCCGCGTATCTCGCGGGCCTGCGCGATGCCATCAAGCATGCAACGGATGGCGATGGTAGACATCTCGCCGATGTCGTCCCTGTCGATGACGTGGAGGGCGGCTTCATGCACTCCTACTTCCTCACGCCGGACGGCACGCTAGTCAGGAGTCACCAGGAACATAGCGACGCCGCCTGGGCGGCGTCCATGAGCGTCCGTGAAAGCGGCGTCATGACTCCCGAGGAAGTCAACGAGTTCAAGCGGGTGGGCGCACTTGATGCGGTCTTGGCGAGCGGTTCTTTCCGGATGACTGTCTTCAAGGAGGGGGCGACATATCAGGCGTCGACGAAGGCCACACAGGCCCAACGTGACACAGCCGCGCAGATTGCCGAACTCATTGGCCTACCCGTGTCGCAATGGACCGCGGATTCTTATGGCTGGCGCGGCGAACCCCTTACTGATGCCGCTGTGGCCCGACTCATTGGCCTGACCGAGCGCGGTGGCCCTGGCTCCGGCAACATGGGCCACGCGGGACGCCCCGGCCAGGTCGGCGGGAGTGCGCCGGGCGACGCGGCAGGGGAGGGACTCGCATCGGCGGTGAAGACGTGGAAGGAATCGGGAGCCTGGAACGCAAGTAAGCGCGACATCCAGCGCGGTTTCCAGGCTGGCATTCGATATGACCCGAAGATGTCAGCGGGCCTAGTCGCACATCAATATGTGCCGGGCGTCATTACAGTCGGCGACGCCTTCTTTGAGCAAGACTACGTTGGGCGAGTTGCGACGCTCTTCCACGAAGTAGGCCATCAGGTCGCCTCGCGCATTCTATCTGCTCCTGGGGCGAATCCTCTTGAGGACTTCCGTACTGGCCCCGACGCATTCGAGAACTTCGCGGGCGCGAGTACGAAGCCCGAGGAAATGGTGGCCGACATCTATGCGAGCCTTGTCATGGACGGGGCGAAAAATTGGGAGGCCGACCGGTACCAAGGTGTGTATCAGGCTGTCGCCAGGGGTGCCGCGGAGGAAAACCTGCCAGCCACGCCGCTCTTCCAGTGGTTCCATGGAACCTTGACCGAACGCGGTGGCCCCGGCTCCGGCAACATCGGTCACGCCGGCAGACCGGGGCAGGTAGGGGGTAGCGCGCCGGGCGAGGGCGGGGATGTCGCCCCCACGGAAGCCCGCCAAAGAGGCGGACAGTTCGGTGCCAAGTCAAATATCAATCGCGGCGGGGAACCACGGGACTTCGTCGCAGAGCGAATGGCGCATCATCTTGGTAGGTCAGTGACCTTTGGCTACGGAACGGTTGATGAGTTCTACGATAGGGTCAGGCAACAGGCCCCTGAAGGCTTGTGGGTCAGGGACGAGGAAGGGCATACCCTCTACATCGTCGCGGCGGATGGAGGCACACATGGTTGGGAGCCGCGGACCGTAGCCGTCGGGGGGTTATTCGCCGCCGAGACAGGCAAGCGTGTGAACGAGGCCCCGATGGATGCACCACATGGAAGATTCGGCGGAATGGGGACCGCTTTTATGAATGCCCTGAAGGACTATGCCGACGCGTCGGATAAGAAACTCATTGTCCATCAGGTCGCCAATCCCGACTTCTTCAATCGCTTCCAATGGCTCAAGCGGGATGATACGGAAACCTATCGTTATCAATCCCTCGGGTACACAATGGGGACAGGCAAGGAATGACCTACGGTCCGTTCGAGGCCCAGCGTTGGCTTGAGTTCGAAGGTCGCCGCGAGCGTAGGCGCCGCGTTCTAACCGAGCGCGGCGGCCCCGGCTCCGGCAACATCGGTCACGCCGGGCGACCGGGCGAGGTCGGCGGCTCCGCGCCCGGCGGAGGAGCAGGCGTTGGCGTTACGGCAGACTGGTCGTCTGCCTATCTACATGACTTCCGGGCCGCTGTCGCCGACAATCTGCGCCGTGAGGGAGCATACGCGCCCGGCCAGCGCACGATGAATGGATGGATGGTAGCCCCGGATGGCCGCACGTTCCAAATCGGCTTCGGCAACCACGCCCCCGCTTTCGCCGATGCCATGATGCACGCGCGGCTGGAGCAGGAACCCTTTGAGGGGTGGAAGGAAGTCGTCCAGAAGGCGGGTGGCGAGGTTTCGGGACTGCCAGAGGAAGTCATGGTCGACATGACCGACCTCATGTACGATGCCGGTTTCATCGCCGTTGACGAACACGCTGGCATAGGGGCGGAAACCATCCTGCTTGCTTTCAAGGGTCGCCCGCCGGAGACGATGGCGCAACGGCGAGCCATCAAGGATATGGTTCTCTCCGGTAACATCGCCCCCGAGTTTGAGTTCAAGCGTCCGACGGGCGAGGTTATCGAAGGCTATGACATTCGCGAGTTCGAGGCCGCTGTCGGCATTTCCATGCGCGGTGGTCCCGGCTCGGGTCACTTCGCGCACGAGGGACGACCTGGCGAGCGGGGCGGTAGTCTACCCGGTGAGGGCGGTCCGCAGAAGGGCGCTGGCGATGCAAAGGGCGTAGCCCAGGCAACCATCCGTGCGTCGTCGGCCATTGAGCCGCGTGTGACCTCGCTGATGACAGGCCTCGCCGATGCCCACGGCGGCAGGATGTACCAGTTGGAGTTCCGACTGAAGACCGAGGAGTCGCTGGCTCGCAAGATTGCCGCCGAAGCGCACGACAAGGGATTGTCACCGGAGGAAGCGGCGAGCGACATAGTCGACGTTCTCCGCTATACGATGGTCTTTGAGCGCGAGGGCTTCGTCGAGAATGTCCTGGCCGTGCAGCAGGCAATGCAGGATGCGGGATGGGAGCAATACGACACCCGCTGGACCAACTACTTCAAGCCTGGCGATGCCTACGACGGCTACAACACGGCCATGTTCAATCCCGAAACAGGCGCTAAGTTCGAGTTGCAGTTCCACACGCCTGAGACGGCCCAGGTCAAGGAAGGTGCGCACGTCATCTACCAGCGCTGGCGGGAGACGGCTCACACCGATACCGCCGAGCGCGCCAAGATGTGGACCGAGATGACGGCAATGTGGTCCGGCATCCAGCCCCCCGAGGGATGGGACCAACTGCCGGGAGTCATCATGTGAGGTACTTCGTCCGTCTACGCGACAATCCCGAAGCGGAGAACTACGGCCAGCCCATGGCGGCATTCCGCTTCGATGGCGAAGCCGGCGTTGCCGAGCGGTGGAACCCCGAGGAGCAGGCGTGGGAGTTCAACCCGAATGTGCTGGATGCTTTTGGGGTCGGTGGCACGACCGACTTCCGGGAAGTCCCTGAGGCTGACGCCGAGGCCTTTATCAATCGGGGTGGGCCTGGCTCTGGTCACTTCCAGCACGAAGGCAGGCCAGGCGAGAGGGGCGGGAGCGCACCGGGCGGCGGCGGAATGCAACCCGACGAGCCAAAGGTCTACGTCGGGGAGAAGGACGCGCTGGCGCACGGGACCAAGGATACCGAGTGGAACGGGGCCGGTTTCCATCAGCCCTCGGGCGCGCCCATCCGTGGCGAATACATCGCTCTTGACGACCCCCGCATCCCTGAGACCGTCTACCACATGACAACGAACATGAGCGGCAAGGAAGAGGCGGGCATCATACGCCGCGGGGGCAAGGCGAAGGCCACAGCCCTTGGTGGCGACCCAGACGACCAAATGGTCAGCCTAACCATCGACGAGAACATAGCCTCGCAGTTGGCAAGCGACATGCGCTTCGTGGGAAGCATCAGTCGGGAGTATCTGGAACGACCAACGCATGAGTTCGTGGAGGAGACGGAGAACCCCCATTGGGTTTGGAAGGACTCGCAGGACGAGCACGTTCTCTCCGACCAGGAGATGAAGGAGTTCGGCCAGCATCTCGCTGACCGCATCAATGACCTCGATGAGTCCCGACCGCCCTCTTTTCGGTTCGAGCCGCACGCGGACTATCCGCAGGGGAGCATGAGCGTCAAAGACGAGATGATGCGCTACTTCCAGGAGCGGGAGCGTCAGGGGGGCGCTGGAAACCCCGTCCTTTTCGGCGAGATTGAGGGATGGGCCACAATCAACCCCCAGAACGTCGGCTACATTGCCATTCCCAAGGCGAACCTCGACACCGGCGCGCTCATCACAAACTTCGACCTAGGCAACCAGTTCGGCCTGAAAGAAATCCGCATCTACGGTGACCTGTCGTTGACCGAAGCCCGTTTTATCAAGCCAGAGACTACGCAACGCGGTGGTCCCGGCTCGGGCCACTTCGGCCACGCGGGTCGCCCCGGTCAGCGCGGGGGGAGCGCTCCCGGCGGAGGCTCGGAACCGCGCTATGACATGGCCGGCAAATGGCAACCGGGGACTTCGGAGACGACCGTCGGCAGTCTTGAGAAGTGGTCGGCCATCGTAGGAAGTGGATGGCAGGACTCCTTCGGCAGAACAACGAATGTCGAACACATCACGAACGATGCGGAAGCCTTCATGGAAGCGAACATGTCCAGGGGCGGCCAAATCGACCGTGGCCTCCTTGACCAGAACGCCTCCGAGATGGAGCAGGTGGCGTTGGGCGCCTACGACAAGCGAAGCCACACGATGTGGATACAGGACGAGAGGGGCGGCCAGAACATCATTGGTACGGGCCGTTGGATTGCGGGTGCCTTCCACGAGATGGGCCACGCTATGCTGGACGAACTGCCATGGTCCAAACTTGGGGACCTGAAAGTACCTGACGCTCGCGAACAAACCCTATTCCAGTTCGGCTATCCTCCCCCTGCCTTCCGTGAGGAGTACGCCGCTGACCTACTCAGCGCTCACGCGATGGTGGCTACCAACCAGTCCAGCACTCATTACATGTGGCGCGAGACAGCAGGACGGACCGGTGCGTTCCAGCCTGCCGACTACAAGAACCTGAACCGCATCCTGGCCCTCATTGAGGAACCGCAGGTGGCCGTGCGCGCGAAGCCGACCGACGACTACGTCATGGTCATCTACCCGCTGGCCGGCGAGGCGATTTCCACTCCCCGCTCTGAGGTTCCCGAGGCTGGTCCGGATGACTTCGTCGTCATCCGGCGCCCGAAGGAAATCATTGAGCCGCCTGACGGTGCATACGTCGACTCACCAAGCCGCGGCGACCTCCGTCGTGCGGCGTTCCGGCGCTGGCTTGAGCGCCAGATTTCCAAGCCGCTGACCGAGCGCGGGGGGGCTGGCTCCGGTCACTTCGGACATTCCGGACGACCCGGTGAGCGCGGGGGGAGCGCGCCAGGCGAGGGCGGAGGCCGACTCTATCACGGGACCAGTATTAGGGCGGCGCAAGCCATCCTGAAGGACGGCCTGCTGTTGAGCAAGGCAGGCAAGAGCCTCAGTCAGCGGCCCTTGGTATGGACGACGAACTCTAAGGAAACGGCGCGGCACTACGGTGCCAGCGGAGAGCGAAGGCGCTTCGCCGTTGTCGCACTGGATAGGGGGAAAATCAAGGCCGAAACCGAGAAGTCGGTCAGTTTCTGGAATGTCTTTGCCTACCAAGGCGACATCCCGCCAGAGGCGGTCGTATCCATTGAAATCTACGAGGCCGTTGGCGGCGACGCTCGCAGCGGCTACGAGTATGCCAGCCAGCAAATTATCAAGCGGTCAAGCGACGACAGACTCTACGCGGTCATTACGCTTACGGACGACGAAGACTACGAAATATTGCCCATGCCCTTGCTGGCACTCCGCGGTGGCCCCGGCTCCGGTCACTTCGGCCATGCCGGCAGGCCCGGCGAACGTGGCGGTAGCGCGCCGGGCGGAGGACCGCAGTACGACAAGGCTCCGCAGGGCAAGCCCTACGAGAAACTAGGCTCGCCTGACCTGGAGTACCACGACACAGGAACGGGATTCTCGGCGAGTGACCTGAGCGCCATTCACCAGGCTATCGACCAAAGCGGCAGTGGTCCCGGCAAGTTGAGCGGTCAGGGCGGACACATCGCTGCGCTGGCCTACCGCAAAGCCATGCGGCA